GAGTCGGGATCTGGATGGTCACGTACGAGCTGGCCCTGTCGCCGGCGGCCAGCGACTGGCTGTGGGCGCAGATCAACGGACCCGCGAACGCGAACATCGTCTCCATGAGGTCCAACCCGGCGCACACCGGCGCGGACGCGGGCGGCACAGTGCACCTGACGGCCCCGGTCATCGTCACCGACCCGACCACCCCGACCCGCTGCTCCATCGCGCTGACGCTCAACAACACGGCGGCCACCTACGTCGCCACGTACATGGCCCTTTCCGCGATCAAGATTTCGGACTACTTCGCATGAGCGGATCGACGACGAACAAGGGGTACCCGTACCCGCTGCTCACCGACTTCGCCGACGTCCAGGACGCCTACCGGCTGGCGACGGCGATCGACGCCGACCTGCTCGCGGACCAGAACCCGTTCCGGGCGTTCGAGGGTCGGCCGTCGTTCGTCGTGCGCCAGACCTCGAACGGCTCCGGCTTCCTCTCCGGCACCGACCTGATGAACTTCAGCGCCGTCGACTGGGACAACACCGGCGGCGCGAAGGTCGGGGCCAACTCCTTCATCCAGCCCAACAGCCAGCCGCCGTCGTGGTGGATGTTCGGGGCCACCGTGCTGACGGTCCCCATCTCCGGCACGCCGGTGGTCGGTGACCTCGTGGAGGGCCGGATCCAGGTCATCACGACCGACCAGGTAAGCAACCTCTCCACGACGAAGTACAGCGTGCAGCGCAACGACGAGTCCAACACCTCCGGCGAATGGCTCAACGTCTTTACCATGGCCGCGATCTACCGGGGGCACATCGCGGCACAGCTCGTGCTGAACGGATCCACGCAGAAGGCGATCTCCGCCGGATCGACCTTCTGGGGCTTCTACCTGGGACCGGTGACCTGATGGCGTTCCTGCGCAGAACCCCGTACGAGAAGCTGCGGTACCCGTGGGCGTCGGACGTCGTCTCGGTCCCCGACGTGCAGTCGATGGCCAACGACATCGACCAGGCGATCGTCACCACGCAGAAGTTCTCCTCGGACTTCTCCAAGTTCGGGTCGGTGGTGGCCAAGCGCAACGCGGCGCAGAGCCTCACCAAGGCGACGCTGACGACCATCACCTTCGACTCGATCACCTTGAACAACGGCTCCGACAGCCCCCTGGCCAACGGGAACTGGTGGGCGGCGGGCAACCCGACCCGGCTGACCGCGCCGGTCCCCTGCATCGTGCTGGTGTCCGCGTTCGGTGGCGTCAACCTCGGCTCCGCGCTGGGCACCGCCGGGTGCGTGGAGGTCGCCGTCGGCCTGAACGGCTCGACCGCGTGGCAGCAGGGGAACAAGCACTCCCCGATCTCCACGGTCACCGGGCAGGTGTGGACGTCGGCGGTGTCGCTGTGGCCGCTGAACGCGGGCGACTACCTGGAGCTGAAGATGTTCTGGACCGGCACCCCGGCGGGTCCGTTCAACACCGACACGGTCGTTCCGCCGCAGCTCTCCCTGTCGATGGTGGCCCTCAAGTCTGTGTCCTGAATTGTCAGAGCTTTATGAAAGGATTACTGACAGATCAAGGCGCTGACGAAACGGGGCAAGATGGTAGAGATAACCGCTGAGAACCTGCCCTGGTACCTTATCGGCGTTTTGACCACTGGACTCCTCGCGGTGTTCTACGCGATCCTGCGGGGAACGTTGATCCCCAGCCGGATCGCGGACCAGCTCCGGGAGAGTGCGGAGAAACGGGCCGAGGCCGCCGAGGCGGGAACGGCCGCGAATACGGAGAGCGTCAGGTCGCTGGGAGACTCGGTGGGAAGACTGCTGGTGCTTGCGGAGAACCAGGACACGGTCCTTAAGGCCCTGCACCAGCGCGCCGGACGCGGGGATACTCGGGGCAGAGGTGGTAGCTCGTGAGCTGGCGACCGTGGCGCAAGAAGATGGAGCAGGCGCAGGAAGCAGTGCGCCACGCTGAATCCCTGCGCGACGATGCCGAGCAGCAGAAGACCCGCGTACAGGCGATGACGCCCCGCATAGACAGTGTCTCTTCCTCTCTGCAAAGGTTGCGGACGGACAACCATTTCGGCCCCCTGATCGACGCCGTTTTGCGAGGGAATGAGTGACACCGCAGGGAATAGGAACAATCGGCCTTTACGTCTCCGCCGTCATAGCGACGGTCGGATTCGTGGCCTTCGCCGCTACCGCGCGCTTCTGGGCATCGCGGGGCGGCTGGCACGTCTTCTGGTACATGCTCGTTATCGCATGGATCCTCGACCTCACCTCGATCGCCCACTTCGTCCACGACACCGTCTGGTTCATGTGGCTTCGGGTGCTGTCGCTGGCGATCGGGCTTCCGGTGGTGCTGGCGTGGCGTTCCTGGATCATTTTTGATCTCCAACTGCGGCAGCGGTGGCGCAAGACCATGACGTACGGTGGGCGTAGACAGCAAGGAGGAGGTGACCGTGGCTGACTGGATCTTGATCCCGTGTCTGCGCAGGCTGTTCATGGAGTTCGACAGCATCGCGCCATCCCGTGATCACGCCAGCGACGGCTCGATCGGCGACGCCGCGCACCAGCACGAGGTCTCCGATCACAATCCGGACGAGACCGGCTCGGTGCCGATCCACGACGCCGACCACATCAACGAGGTCCACGCCATCGACGTGGACAACAACCTGAACGAGTCCGACCTGACCATGGAGAAGGTCGTGCAGTTCCTGCTCGGCCGCTGCCGGTCGGGCGCGGAGAAGCGGCTGCGCTACATCATCTACAACCGCCGGATCTGGTCCGCCTCGTCCGGCTGGGTGCAGAAGACGTACACCGGATCGTCGCCGCACACCGAACACGCGCACTTCAGCGCGAGCTACACGAGTGGACTCGAAGCCTCGACGGCTTCCTGGCACCTGGAGGACATCCCCGTGGCCCTGACCACCGCCGACAAGACCTGGATCACCGCCCAGATCAAGGCCAACGCCGTCGATCTGACCGAGCTGGCCGCCGCCCTGGCCGCCGCGAAGGACGACTTCCTGGGCGTCCACTACGGCAACACGATCTACCCGAGCCGTACCGTGCAGCTTCACCTCAACGATGTGCAGGCCCTGCGGGACGTCCTGGTCGACCCGGTGGCGGCGGCGAAGATCAAGCTCGACCCCGGCTCGTCGCTGGCCAAGCTGTTCAAGGCGGCCGACCTCGTCATCGCCAACGCGCCGAAGGCGGCGGCCTGATGATCAAGAAGTTCAAGGAAGCGCCGGTGGCGTACCTGATCTCGATCATGACGGTCCTGCTCGCGGTGCTCGTCTACCTCCAGGGCTCCGGCACCGTCCACGGTCAGGCCGCGACCTGGCTGACCACGGCCGTCGGCATCCTTCAGCTCATCCTCGGGTTCGCCGTCCGCGCGAAGGTCACGCCCGTGGCCGCCCCGAAGGACAACCTCGGGCGTGCGCTGGTCCCGGCGCAGCTCGTGCCGGGCCGGGGAACCACCCAGTTCCGGCCGGGCAGCTCCTCGGGTCAGTAGTCAAGCGGGGGGCTGTCGGTTCCACGGTGCAGATACCGGCAGCCCCCACCCGAGCGCGAAGTGCAGGCCAAGGAAGGCCAGCCCGAACAGCAGCATGTTGATGGAGCCGAGCGGTACTCCAAACGCTGCGAGAAACCAGATGATCGCTGCGACCAGGGCAAACATGGCATCCTGGTACCCACTAGAAACGCTACTCGAAACGAGGGCAGGATGGCCGGGCGTACCCCCATCACCGTGACCAGCGTGAACCGCACCGCGCTGACCGCGATCCCGGCTCCGGCCACCTCACCTGACGTCGCCAACGGCAACTTCTGCTACAACGACGGCGCGACGGTGCTGGTGCTGCTCAACACCGATTCGAGCACCCACACCCTGACGGTGCAGATGGCCTCGGGGATCGACGGCCAGACCGTCGGGCCGCGCTCGTACACGGTGGCGATCTCCGCGAACCAGCAGTGGACGGGCGTGTTCCCGGTTCAGTTCTACGGCAACCAGCTCGCGTTCAATCTCGACTCGACGCTGGTGAAGGTTCAGCCCGTCTCGCTGCTCAGCCCCTGAGGCTGGAGCCGCCGCTCTCGCTCGGCGAGCGCGGCGGGCTGCTCGCGGAGCCGGTCGCCGACGGCGTAGCAGGGGAAGTAGCGGCAGCCGTACCCGTAGCCGCCGCAGTCGCCGCTGTCGTGTGCGGCGGAGTCCCGCGCGCACTGCTCCCGGAGCGCCCGGTCCTGCCGTTCGATCTCCCGCTTGTCCTCCTCTCGGCGGAGGCGTTCCTGGTCGCGGTAGACGCGGGTGATCTGGGCGAACATCCAGTCGGGCAGGCGGATCATCATTAGGTCCCGTCTTTTTTGATCTTGCGCTTCTTCGGGCGGTACGAGAGCTGGAGCGCGAGACGCTTACGGCGCTCCGCCTTCTCCTCGCGGCGCTCCGCCGCCCGTCGCTGCGTCCGGCGGCCCCGGCTGTTCATCGGGTATCCGCGTGCTCGGCCGGGCAGGTTCCCTCCCCGAAGTCCGGGTCACCGAAGTCTGGGCAGGTCGGATCCTGGCAGCGGATCACGTCGTAGCTGATCC